TCGCCAATGACCTCTATCATATCCCCTATTGTAGGGGCGCAGAATATTGTTAACTGTACAACGCGCCGAACAAGTTTTTTAGGCACCTCTACCGCTTCCTCTGCATAGGCACTCAGCATAAAAGGTTTCTCTGCCATGACGGGGGAGCATAAAAAGGCCAATGCTAACAATAGTTTTTTCATAATTAATCATCCACTGTATAACCGGCAGTCCAGTAATAGTTTTGCACGTAAGGAAGAACGCCGTATGGAAAAGTTCTAGGGTCTTTCTCATAGAACGCCCTTCCATTGGTCATTCTATAGGCTACTCTTCTAGGAGAATTACTTTTTCTACCTCCGATGGTGAATTTTCTAGCCATAAATAACCCCCATAACCCACTCACCAAGGTTTGTCAGTAAAATTTTCTTCATTAATAGGCGGCCTCTGCTTCAGGCTCAAGAACCCTGTAATTCCTACTTATCGGTGGGGTTGGGTCCATATCGTAAATTCTAGATAATGCATCTAAAAAATCTGGGTGTGTAGTTGGGAAAAGATTATATTCATTATCTTTTACCCACTTCACTAGATCGTACAACTTGCCACTCTCATCTTTTCGCATTATCTTACTGGACAAAAGAAAGTCTTGCTTTCTTTCCTTAGCATCCATCTGAAGCGAAGTAAGTCTGTTTTTATCTGTCGGATAAGGCCAGAAGAAAGAACCATCCTTCAGGTCCGGTTCTAGCCTTTGTATCCTATCTTTTTTAGATTGGGAACCACCGCCTCCTACCCAATTCAATTCGTATATAGGAAAAGAACTTCCATCTATACGCATCATCTCTTTAAAGTGCTCTATATCACTCTGCGCTCCATAGCGCTCATAACCAATCTTAACTTCCCTTATACCTGGCGCTCTCTTCCATTTTGTTCTAAGCCTCTTTAAAAGGTCCCATCTTTCAGAAAGGCTCATTCTATGACAAACGCCGTCTAACAAATACTTATTGTAGTTTGCGTCTACGCCAACAACAGCCATAGCTGTTCTATTAGATTCTTTTTTCTTGGAGCTTGCGGGATCGACCATTAAATACGCATTCATTGTATAAGGCCTTATTTCCCACTCCATCCACCACTCATCATGAAAAGCTACATCACTACCGGCTATCGGATTTAATAACTGCTGACACGCTACTGTATAAGTAGACGTTGTCTTCTTTATCTCTTCCCATCTTTCCTCAGTAAGAAAGACAGGCACTCCATCCATTTGTCCATTATGTGTTGCAGTGTGGATTCTAGGCTTTACCGCTGCTCTTTGGAGTATTGTACCATAAGTATCTCCATAAGAATATCTTGTTCCTGCATACTGATACCTTGGATTATGAGTAGACCCCAAGTTAAGGGACAGTTCCCACTGAGTTGTAGTTTTACTTATTTGTTCTGGAGTAGATACTGATTCCTGAACAACTACGTCGTCATAAATGATAAGATCAAAATGTCGTCCAGTAGGCTGACCATCCACAAGTCCGTGGGCCTCAACAGTTTGTTCCTTCGGGTTAGCAGATCGCCTAACACATATACCTTCGTTCTCAGCCCACTTGGGAGCTTGTTGCCTAGGTTTTTCCCAGAGGATATCTGGATATAGACTATAAAGTTTTTCATTAACTTCTAGTTCCTGCATGACCTGACGCAAGAACGGTTTAGCTTGTCTTGCTGAAAACGACAACAATCCAATAGTTATATTTGGATTGCATAAGACTTCTTGTATAGTTCCAAGAAATGTTATGATAGAACTTTTGTAATGAAACCGAGCCCATAGGTCCAGCCTTTTATCCCTATCACTTTCTACTTCTCTACATCTGTCATATATCCAAGGATGTAACATATCGTGGCGACTACAAAGAAACACGCCAAGATAATACCTGTCAAGCTGACCCAGAGTCCTGATAAAAGAATCATCAATATTAGGGTCGTCATGGCAGTCAGCATACGCAGCAACAACTTTATAAAACTGCTCGTTCTGAGCCCATTCAGCAAATTGGATAGCAGCCTCAGAATTTTTTCCTTCAACGAAATATCCTTTAGAGATACGAGGGAGCATGGTTAGCCCCCTTTGTATCCAGATGCATACGCTGCCTTAGCCTGCTGTTCAGCCTTTTTGCGAGAAGCATAGCACTTTCCCTTATTTCCCCACTTCCATCCTTTCTTACCACTTGATAACTTACACCTCTTTATCGGCATCTTTCTTTACATCAGGACCCATGAGTTCTTCAGAGAATTCCTCCTCTTTAGTAATTACCTTAAGTAAAATAGAACCATCTTCCTGCTTTTCTGGTTTATATGTAGTAGGAACCATTTTATATACTGTAAATTCAGCTCCTTCCTCTGGCATACATGCCTTTCTCGTATAGTTTTCTAAACGATCAAACATATTATCTACCATCATAAGAGGGCTTCTATGCCCTGTCATTCCCATCATACGCTCAAACATCCTATCCATCGCTCTAACTTGACTACCTATCATTGATACACTCATTTTATTGCTCCTGTAGTTTACACCAAAATTAAATTTCTGTTTTGCCTGCTAAAAGTTTCTGTAGTTCTTTAGGATTTGCTATCAGGTATTGGATATACCTTGGGTCTAATCCTTTAGCCCAGGGGTATTGACTTATAAACTTACGAATCAAATATTCTTCTGATTTATCTCCCGCTTGAACAAGATTGTCTTGGTTTGTGCTGTCAACAGGTTTGGGGGTTTGCTTATTGTGGACCAGATAACCAGCCGCATAATAGTTCTCATGCGTGTCAACGTGGAAGTTAAACACCGGGGTGTCGGCAGGCACATCTTTGGATTGGATAGACTCAACCGTATCTAGGCCAAGACCATTACGGTAAAGGGTATCCCCGACTTTTACCTCGGATATTTTTTTCCACCCGTCTTGCGTCATAAACGGATGCGCTTCTGTCACAAATGGCTCTTTTTCATTAAAGCCATACAGCCGTTGTTTACCGGCCTTTGAGTGAAACACCTTGACAACTGCCCCTTCGCCATCTTTCGTTTTTACGACATCACCGATAGAGATTTCTGCTACATCTTTTTCTATTCCATCAGCGAGTTCCACCTGCACACCTTCGATGAAACAACTATCATACTCATATAATTTTTCCGGCGGCTTCCACTCACCTGCGCCTGCAAAGGCACCAACATATTTACCGTGCCGGTCGGGAATCGCTCCTGAAAGGTCTTTCATTGCGGCCACTCGGCCTGCGGATTGTTCATTGTCTTGGGTTGTGCTGCCTTTTGAGATAAGACCACTAAGGTCTTCCGTGACGAAATCCGTGTCACCCTCACTTAAAGAAGAATCGACCACGAACTGATTTGTTACAGGGTCACCAACGGCTATAGCAGCTGCTACTTGTTCTAGTATATCTTTGCCAGAGGTTTTATCAGATATGCCTTTGGCTATTAAACTATCCTCAATAGTCTTTAGCCCCTTAGCCCCCAAATTAAACCCGAGCGGCGCTACTGCGTTTGCAAGAAACCCAACAAAGTTGCCAAGCTTAGCAGGGCCATTAACAACAGCATACGCTTTCATCGTTGAGTTAAGACGGGCATATGCATTAGCAAGTTTACTATTATTAATACCGTGAGTTTTTCCATTCGGGTTTGCCCTTAAAGCGTCTAATACTTCCATCCTTTCTTGAGCCAAAGCCGTGTACGCCTGAGTATGGTACTCAGGATTTTTGGTTTCCTCTACAACCTCTGTGGCTTTTCCTATTATATCTATGCCATAATCTTCATAGCCCAAAGGGTTACCAGTCTGACTAGGATACCCCGCGGAGGTTATTCCCCATCCCTTGTCACCAAGTTCAGTTGCAAGGGCATTAACATCGAAGCCAGTAGGTGCGGCCACAGGAGCTGTAATTCCTTTTTGGCTGGGATAGCCACTAAACTCTTGCTTGCCTTGTGAGATAAGACCAGAATACTCACCAAACCAACGGTCTACCTCTGCCCGAACTTGAGCGTCAGTCTTGGCACCAGAATATTCGGGACCAGTTTCACCTAGGCCAACTTGCTCATCATAATAAGAAGCGGCCGCGACCTGACCTTCTAGGGCATCACTTAAATTAGCCACATCTTCTTGTGCAGCGGTTCCTACCGTTCCAGTTTGCCCAGCTTCAATTGCGTCGGCTAAGGCACCTGCTAAGTCGTATGCGTCCCATGTATCGTCGAAACCACCTCCACCACTGGGGGTTGCATCATAACCACCTCCACCACTGGGGCTTGCATCAGAAAAACCGCCTTGTACTCCTGGATGTGGCATAATCTATTCCCCCCTTTTGGAACGTCTAATAGTATTAGCCATTCTCATTTGCTTACTAGCTCTCTTGGCCGCGTCTTTTGCTTGCTTGACTCCTTTGGGAGTATAAGCGTATTTTTTTCCACCAACTGTAGGCATAATTCCTCCTAGTTTAAGACCTCTGGCCTTTCTTCATCTACTTCTAGTAGCTTCTCAATAATAGAATCAACATCGACGGCTTTCTTAACCTCAATCTTAGTTGTCTTTGTCTCCTTTATATCCTTCTCTTGCTTAGAGTAGGCCGACTTGTAACCGTGCTTGTTTACCATCATGAACGAATAGAGAGCGGTGTTGAATGACTTGTTATTCAAATTGTCCCTGGCAATACCAATCCAGAAAGCTTCAGAGGCCTGTAACCCCAATTCTACTGCTTCCTGAAAATCTTTCTTTCTGGGGTCTTTCAACCACCTGTACCACGTACTTTTATTAATTCCAAGAAATTTACATATCTCAACAACAGTGGAACCATTAGCAAACATTTCGTTTACTTCTTTCTTATTTGCTGGTGTCCATACACTGCTATGTACTATCTCGCCTTTTCGTCGTTTCATGATGATATGTAATCAATTATTAATTTACCTTTCAGATGATCAATTTCATGCTGAATACAAACAGACTTAAGACCACTAAAATCCTTTGTAATAGTGTCTCCGTCTAAATCTCTATATCTTACCTTTATATTTTTTGATCTTTTTATTTTGGCTCTCATGTTTGGAAACGACAAACAGGCCTCATCAGTAAAGACCTCACCATCTTTCGCCTTTATCTTTGGGTTTACCATTGTGGTTAAATTTGACATATCGTCGGAAGGATCAAAGATGATGAGGTTTTTCTGTATTCCTACTTGTGGTGCAGCAAGCCCAACTCCATGGTGGGTATACATAGTATCAGCCATATTCTTAACGACACCCCTAACATCCTCGTGCACCCCTACATCAAAGCTCTCATTTCTTAATTGAGGATTAGGAAAAGCTAATATATCAAGAATTGCCATTAAGAAAATCGTCTAACTCTGCAATCTTTGTTGAAATCGTATCAGTAAATAAAAACGGGAGAAGCCCGTGTAGCACACCGACAACCCCCAAAATAAATAACCCACATGAAATTTTACATATATACCCCATGTGACTAAAATATTCCTTTCTCTCTATGTGTGAAAAATTCATTAAACTTTCTTTCTCTTTTATTTGTTTAATCCAAATGCACTGCCTGTCAATATGGCACCAAAGGCCAAATGGAACAATCCACCACCCATCAAAGTGAATGGTGAATGCTGTGCGGTAAGTTTCTTCATCAGTTCCATTTGTACCATAGGTTCTGATGTAGCATTAATGATTACCATAAACTCACCAATGTCTGGTCTGTTCAGCCCATACCATATAGGTACGAACATAAAATCATAAAAGCAAATAAGTAAGTATATAATTAAAGCAGTCCATCGCCAATACATTGTACTGCGATACAAGGCACAGTGCGAATCACTTAATGAGCGCTTTTCTCTTGGTAACATTTTTCTTCTGGTTCGCTAACCCTTGCCTGCTTTCTTTCTTGTTAGCTCTCTTAGCTACAGGGGCTTTCTTCTTAACTGCTATGGCTCCCTTATTTCCAGCACCAACAACTGGCCTAACTTTAGGGGTTACAGGTCTGATTGTAGCTCCACCAACAACAGGCCTTGCAACCTTGCCAGCTGTACCGCCTTTTCCGGGTAAGGATGGTTTACCCTTCCCTATTGTGCCGACAGGTAGTCGCTTCTTTACTCTCTTCTTTAAGCCACTAGTTGTAAGTACCATTATAACTCCCTAGTATTAATATATATATTATATATTATAGTAATTAATATAATAATATATATATAACATATAATATTACTATTTTAAAGGGTCCCATCTTGGGACCTTTATATTCTATAGTTTAATTAAGAGGGCCGTGAAGGGGCAGGAGAGGTGCGTCCGAAGACGCCGATGAGAGGGAAGTGCCCCAACACGAGCCCAAAATTCCCGTGTAGTCCGTTACTCATGTAACCATTATAGCATATTAGGGGGTATGGCGTGGAAAATATACCAAGGATTTTTAACAAAAATTTTAAGCCAGGCCCTAAAAACCAAAATTATTTCTAACGATGTCGCAAATAGACAAATAAAGGTCCCATAAAGCCCTAGTAGGGACCCTCTAAGTGTGAGAGTGCGTGTTTTTTATTGTATGTATAGGGGCGGAGGAACGGGACTCCGGAATCTGGATCGCCATCAAGCCCCGGCCAGGAGTACCTTCCAAAACTTTCAACTTCATCAGGATAATCAATGGGTTGTGTGTGCATGCGTGTGCCGTGTGCGTGTTGCTTTTCTTGTGCATTACTGTATAATGGCTGTACCGGTTGAGTAAACACCGGCAAGGCAAGGGTGCATAGAAGCAGTCGCACAGTCCTTGCGACTCTGACCAATGCCGACTA